GAGCCTCTTCCAGCATGGCCAGCGACGTGAAGAGGCAGGTCACAGAGCCGGTCACGCTCATGATGCCCTCGGGGATATCGTAGAGCTTGCCCTGGCTGCCAAGAGTGCGGGTATCCGTGTCGAGTCCGTTGTCGAACGTGAAGCTGAAGGCCGTGCAGACAGCGAATTCCTTCCCGTCACGCTTTAATGCGGCCTGAAAGTTCGAGAATCGCTTTAAGGTAACGGGAGCGGCCTTGTCGTTGTAGTTTGTCTGGGAAAATGTCCCGATCTGGCCGGCCATGGTGATGGTAGCCGTCAGCTCATCATCGCCACCGGCGGAAAGCTGGAGCTGGCTCACCTTACATCCTGAGTACAGGCCAAAAGTCTCTGGCTCTGTGCCGTAGGAGCACTGGAGCACAGTCGAGGGAGACTCCTCTTTTGGCTGGAATACGTGCGTGTATGGGGCGGCATCGCCGCTTGTCACAGGCTTTCCAAAGAGATTCCGGAGCCACCACCCAAAGGCTCTGGCGTCTACGGGTACCTCGATGTCACCGGACGTCTTAACGTTCCCGTCAAAAGGCTCCACTGGGTCACGGCGTCCGATCAGCGTCTTGGCGCTGTTCTTGGCCCTGTTCACCGTCAGCTTGAAGCTGTTGATGGGAAGGATGACACCGCCATGCGTTTCGGGCGCCGCCCCAAAGGACTCCTCGAAGTCCATCAGGCACTCTGTCTTGTAGCCTCGGGCTATCTTTTCGATTGCCATTTTTATTCCTCCAGCATCCAACAGGTATATTCCATAGTGATGCGGTAGTAATTTGTTTCAGATTCATACGTATCGCTGTCCTGTACGAGATGAGCGCCGAAGACGGCACCTCTCGCTGGAACAGCGTCCCTGACGGCCTTCGTCACGGCCTTGGCTTCTGCGTAGGTACGCGCCCAGACGTCGACCTGCATCTCGATCTCCTCGAGGCCGGAGCGTCCCCCCAAGATGTTGGCGGGCGTGCCGCTGACGCGCTGGAATGTCACGCACGGGAGATACGTGCCATCGGGGATGATCAGTGCGAAGACCCTGTCTCCCACAAGAGCCTTCAGGGCGGCGTTGTTCTGAAGAGCCGCAAGAAAGACGGCCTCGAAGTCAGCTCCGGTCAGGCTCATGACAGCTTAACCCTCCCGAGCCTCGCAATGACGCTCCGTTTGGCCCGCCGGAGAAAAGAGTGCGCCGGCACATGACCGACCACCCTGCCGTCATGCGTAACCATGGCGTGGCCGAACTCCACGAGGTGCGCGTGCGGCGCCGTAGCCTGGACGATGTATCCCCCCAGCTCGTACCGGGACTTTTTGACACGGATGCTCCGGCGAAGCGCCTGATGCCGTGTCTTTTGGCTTCCATCCCTGAAGGCCGTGCTGGCAGCGGCCGCCGAGGCGACCTGACCCGCTACAGCCTCGAGGATCCTGTCAACGTCAGGCTGCACGCTCCTGACCATAGTCTGAATGTCGGCGTCGGACATCTCTACCCATGCGTGCTCACCGCTGGACCGTCTGCTCATACGATGCCTCCTGACACATCAGCACCATAGTCTGACGTGTGTTGTCGGGAAGGATTGATATGATGTTGTATAGCCTCCCGTCCTGAGTGCAGAGGCGCCATGACAGGCTTTTCAGCCCGGAGCGGTAGCGGATGCGGACCCGCTGCGTGACCTGCGACTGAGCCTGCTGCGACGCGAAAAACTCCGTACCGCTCATAGCCTCGAAGGATGCCCATACGGTGCCACGCTCTACCCACTCCTGGGTCATGCCGCCGTAGGCGTCCTTCCCCTTCACGTATTCCTGTAACGTCACTCTGTGGCGGAGCGTTCCGATCCTCATCAGAACCCCCCGTGGATGACGTAGTCGTCCAGCAGACTGTCGGAGAAATTGTGCGAGAACTCCTGGAAGTTTGATCCAATCGTGAAGTTCTCGCGCTGCTCATAGAGCGTGGCCACGCGCACCCTGACCCACTGCCTGACAGGCTCGGGCACATCGGTGTAGCCGCACGCCGCCCTGATCCAGATCGTACCGGCGGGGAACCCGTCACCGGGGACTACGGTGACGATATCCGCGTCTCCCGCCGGCCGGCTGGAAGTGTGCCCTATGGAGTACAGAGACGCATCCACCTCCGATGTCCCCGCGGCGTCAGTCAGGATACTGACCGACGTGCAGGGAACCAGCGGCAGTGTCACCGGCTCCGTGATACCCCCCTCGCACGTGACGAGGTAGTCCCGTCTGGCGAGGACACGGTGCGTGATATGCTCAGCCTCCGTGCCGGCCGAAAGGATCAGGCTCTGGATCAGAGTATCCTCCGCGTCCGAGTCGACACGGAGGTAGAGCTTTATGTCGGCCAGCTCGACCAGCGGGCCAGCCGCAGTGAGAGGGGAGTATGTCAGTGTCACCGCTTCTTCTCCACGGGCTTCTTCTCTTTCGTGGCCGTAATGGGGGCGGCGGCCCCGCACTGCAGAGCCACCTTCGCCACCTCGTCATCCTCGATGACGGTACCGGCCTCATAGTCCACGGGGATACACCCGCGATGCCAGTACCGCCACGGTCTTGTCAGTCTGACCGGCATAGGCTAGGCCGCACACTTCAGGAATTTGACTGCCTGAGTGTTGGCGATCATCGATCCGACACGCTTTGTGGTGTAGAATGCGACAAAGGGTTTATTCGTGTAGGGATCTCTCAGGGACCTGATGCCCACTCGATCGAAGATGACATATGCCTGCTGGAAGTTTCCGAAGACCACGGGGATAGCGCCGGCTCCGGCAGAGGGCATGTCCTCGTTCGTGACATACCCATAGCCGAAGATGGAGCCGGGCTGGCCATTCTGCATAGCCGGCTGCCAGATGTAGTTACCATCCCCGTCCTTCCACTTGCGCATGGTGGCGAGCGTCATGCTGTTCACCATGAACTGGGCGCCGGTACGGTATCCGGCCTTCATCGAGTAGATGAGGTCGATAAGAATATCGGCCGGATCCTTGGCAGGGAAGTTATCAGCAACGCCGGTTGCGATGTGCTGCACAGTCCCGAAGGCCCTAGCGGAGTCGGCTTCCGCGGACGTTTTGGCCGTCAGCAGACCCACGGGCTGATTCGTGCCGGTGCCGGAAAGGAAGGCCTTCCCCTCGAGGACGGCGAAAGACTCGGAGATGTCCTGCGAAAGCTCGCCCTCCACGTCGAAGAAGATGTCATCGAGGGCCTTCTGCGTCACTTCCGGATTGGCATACAACTCGCCGAAGGAAGGCTTCAGCTGAGCCAGAGTCGGGCCGGCAGTAGCGGGACGGGCGTCAGTCTCGCCCACCCAGCCGGAAGCGGTGCCGCCGAGGTTGACGAGCTTCCTGTAGTCCTCTGTACCGACAGTCATGACCCTGCACACCTGGCGCATGGGGGAGAGGTCAGTCAGCAGGCGCATGATGTCACGGTCCTGCTGGATGGGGACGGCGTATCCGCCATCAGCCGGAGTACCGACATTCATCGCTTTGTGCTCGATGTCAGCGAGTCCGGCATCGTCTCCCTTACGGACCCACTTGAGCCAGGCAGATTTATGCTCGGCCTGCAAGGCTTCGTCTCCTTCTGCTCCGGGGGCACCGGGGCGGTTCGCCTTTTTGGCGAGCTCATCAACGGCAGCGGAGAGACGGCCGAGTTCGTCATTGATTCGCTCGGTTTTCTCTTCCAGTTCGGAACGACCCTCATCCTTTTCAATGGCCGCGAGGCGCTCGTCGTTGGACTTTTTAAATTCTTCAAAGGCCTTGCCCTGCTGTTCAATAAGTTCTCTGATTTCGTCAGACATTTTTAATCTCCTCGCCCCTTAGGGCGGAAATGTTACGCCGCAGAAGCGCGGCTATTTCGGCATCTCCGTCTCCGGCATCCCGCAGGGACAGGGACTTATACCCACCGGCCAGAATACCCTTCGCTTCGCTCCGGGAGAAACCCGCTTCCCGCAGGGCCCTCTCGGCGTCGCGTATAGAGGCACGCTGGCCGCTTTTTACATATTCAATCCTGGCCTCGTCATTGGCCGGGAAAGTCACAAGAGACAGCTCCACCAGGCCAATTCCGGTGATGTGGCGGATACTCCCGCCGACTATCTCCTCGTCTCGGGAGTCCGTGACATAGTATCCTATAGAGAGTCCGTTGATGGCCGGTCTCGGCGTCATCTTCATCAGGGTATAGAGCTCGCGGCCCCTCGGGGTATCAGCGAGCTTCCCCTCCACGTAGAGACCGTGGTCATCTTCACGCATTTCTGTCCATACGCCGACAGGCGTCATATCCTGTGAGGAGTTCCCCCAGCCTCCATGCTGGGCTAGCATGGCCGGCCAGACTCCAGAAGATTTGAATTTCGAAATGGTAGCAGAGAATGCCCCGGGCTCGATGATGTCATCATAGGCGTCGAGGACACCGAAAACGGAGCCGTAGCCGGAGAAGGTCATCTCGGCACCGCTGTCACCGGCGGCCTTGATCTCACATCCTATCCTTGTCCTGAGAAGCATCTTCGTCTCCTTCATCTGTATTTTTCCCCGGTTCTTCCATGTTGAGCGGAACACGGTATTCATCTCCGCCTTCATATGGATTCATGTCCTCGAGCTCGCGTATCTCGTTGGGGCTGATTGCCCCGATATTGTAGAGCTGAGTATAGAAGCTCGCTCTGTCCGCGCTTGCGCCTCGAAGCAGTGCGTTGACATTGAACTTGAAATAATACCCAAGCCTGCGCTCCTTGGCTGTAAGAAGCCACCTGTCCGCGCTTTTCTCTATGCAAGAATACCACGGCCCGAGGCAGTATACAATATGTTGTATGCTCTTCTGCTCCACTGAGGCGAATGTGGCGGCCTTGTCAGAATAGCCGATCATGACAGGATCAACCCCAAATGCGCGGCATATCTCTTCTACCTGATACCTTCGTGTCTGATCATACTGAGATACATCATTCGTCGCCTGGAGCTGCTGATACTTCATGTCCGCGCCGAGAACGGCAATCTTCCCCGAGTTCTCTGCGCCTCCGAAAGCCTCTTCCCATGCCTGACGGAGACTTTTCCTCTGCTGCTCATCAAGGCGCTGGGCCACAGACAGAAATCCTGAGAGGCGGCTTCCGTTTTTAAATGATGTTGCCCCGTGGGCGTCAAGTGACAGAGCGAGACCGACGGCCTCTCTGGCCATAGCTACGGCATTCAGTCCGCACACGCCGTCCCACGCGAGCCACCTGATGTGCCACATGTCCGCCTGGGGGACGGTGATATACGTCTTGTCCTGCAGGGTGATGGAGTACTGCACCTTCCAGCCGTCGCGCTGGATGGAGACAGAGCCGGGAGGATACGGCAGGAGCTCGGCGATGCGCCCGTCAGGCAGGCGGTTAATCCAGATATAGGCGTTACCCGTCAGGGTGAGGTGCATCATGACCATATGCCAGAACTCGAAGGCGTCCTGCCATTCGTTAGGGGCCATGTAGAGCAAATCATAGAGGGGGTGAGTCATCGCCGGCTTCCTCACCTCGCCTTTCTGCTGCACGAGGCGGAATGGGACCTGAGCGATGCCGTTGGCAATGGTCCTGACACACGCGAGGACGGTAGAACACTGCAGTGCCGTAGATGGAGTGACGTAAATACCCGCATGGGACTGGGCAAAACCGTAATTCATCACCAAATCATCATACGACGCGCTTTTCGTTTCTTTTTTCCGCTTTTTCCTGAAAAAATCGAACATATCACCATGCCTCCGCGAAAAATTCTGTTCTCTCAGGCTCCCCTCCGACTGCCCCGTTGAGAGCCATGGCGAGCGCCACAATACCGTCGATTCGTCCCGTCGATTTTATCTTATCGAACTTCCGGTTCCCTGATGGGTCCTGCTGTACACGGACATTGCTGGCGCACATCGTGAGCACCGGATGCATGCCATGACGGATCTTCCCGTTGGCCAGAGCGTCCTCGAGGGCCTCTACGGCCGGATTCATATCGCGGAAACCCTGCCCGTGCTGGATCATCCTGAGGCCGTCGGGGTACGCCTCTTCCTTGCCGTCGACATAGGCCTCGACGCCCACGTCACGGAGCTCCCGCACCATGTCGTCAATCCTCCACCGGTCGAACTTCAGGCCGGCTATGTGCATCCGGCCCATGAGCTTTTTTATCTCCTGCGCGACAAAGCCATAGTCTACCGTCCGCCCGGGTGTCGTATAGAGGTAGCCCTGCTTCACCCATACGTCGTATGGAGTACGGTCCCTTTCTGCCCGATCCACAAGCCCCTCTTTGGGAGTCCAGAAATACGGGAGGACATGCCAGGTACCCGTCCCGTCCCTGCATGTCAGCACCAGCGCCGTGAGGTCGTTTTTGGCAGACAGGTCAAGGCCGGCATAGACGGGCAGATCCTCGAAGAGGGATAGGTCAGGCTCGCCGCCGTTATGCTTCCATACTGCAGGTGTTATAAAATGCGCCGCGCCATCCACCCTCTGATTTAGGTAAAGATTCCGGAATGCCGCCTCGGCCGAGGGGATCCGCTTCGCCCTTTCGGCCGTCTCTCTCATCTCATCGAGGGATCGGAAGTCCCCCAGTGCAGGGTTGGACTTTTTCCAATTTGCCTCGTCCCACGGGTCATCGGTCATCGGGACCGTAAAACAGAAACACCTGGTCTTGGGATCGTTTATCTCTCCGCGGTTGACCTTCGCCCCGTAGTCGATGAGCTCGGAGAGCACGGCCGTGTCCGATGCCGCCTGTGTGGAGATGACCCACACCATGGGCTCGGCATGAGCGCCGCGCGAGGTCATCATGACATCGTAGAGCTCACGGTCAGCCCCGAACTGCGCCAGCTCGTCGAACACGATGAACGAGCTTGATTTCCCGTGCTTCCCTCGCGTCTCGGCCGAAAGGGCCTGATACTCGGAGCCGGATATGGGGTCGAGGATGCGCTTCCTTGACTCTACGACATTGAGGCGTGCGGAGAGCTCGTCATCGGCGTACACCATGGCCGCCATATACTTGAACAGGATGGCGGCCTGCTCGCGGTCAAAGGCCACTGAGTAGAGCTGGCCGTTTCTGATAGCTTCCGGCCCGCAGAGGTGGGCGAGACACAGCCCGGCCACAAGGGCGGTTTTCCCGTTCTTCCTCCCGACAGAAAGGATGGCCTGCCTGCATATACGG